GTCTTACTATCGTATAAATCTTCTTGGATTAAAAATCCAATCCATCTCCTCAAAATTGAATATTCATCTGGACTAGTACCCACATTTCTATTTCTCATAAACCATGGTGGTTTATTATCTAATAATTCATCTAATAAACTTCTATAATTTTTCTTATATCCTGGAATTGTTTCTTCGCATACATATTCAATCGCTTCAATCCATGCTCTACATAATTCGCTCGGTTTATTCATATACATATTATTTAGATGGTATAAAAAGTTATACAATAAGAAATTGTATTCTATATCCCCTTTATTAGGGGATTTATCCGCCTGATATAATTCTACTGCTGAATTTAATGTTTTATCGTTTAATTCTATCATTATAGGGATATTATATCTACCTTCAGACATATCCACTTTCGAAAATCCCCAATCAATTAATTTGGGTAAAAATCCTACATTAGGTACAGCGATAGTGATGAATTCACCTTTCCTCTTTTCCGGGATAATATATTCTATATAATTTATTTCAGAAGCTTTCATTCCATGGATATACGTCGTTTCAAGTCCTTTTTCAACGAAATATTGAATCATTACATTCGCCAAATGTAAATCAAAATGAGAAATTTTCATTGTACTTTTTAATGCCCATAATTGGATAACGATATGAGTCATCATACTTAGAAATTTATCACTTGAAGGGAATTCAATCTCTTTAAATTTTCTAGTATCCGCTGATACTCCCCCAAATAATTCAAAGAGAGATTTATCGTATTTTTCTACTATTGTGTAAATGGATTTCTTTTCTGGATTATCTGTTCTATTTAATGGATCGCATGCGTATACCCCAAAAAATCTAGGTAAACATAACCCCAATTCAAAATTGGCGAAATGGCCAATAATTGCAGAAACCAATGATTCATGTGTAAATAATTCAGAGCGAAGAATTAGATGAGTTTTATCCTTTTCTAGAGAGATATTTATTTTTTTTGGTTCCTTTGTATCCTTAACAATTACTTCGCAAAAAAGAGGCATCCATGCAATCTTCCAACTGAAACTAATTGTTGCAGCCAAAACTTTACTTTGATCAATGATTAGTGGTCCTACATTCGCCGATCCTCCTTCAGCTGTTTTTCCATATTTAAATTTTCTCACACTTTTTTTCTTTGGATTAATAGATGAACAAAAATCCTCACTCATTTGTACCCATGGTATAACTAATTGTTTTTCAATGATATCCTTATTAGGATTTAATACAAGTGAAGGAAACATAGAGAATAATTTCCCTAATAGATTATTTATTTCATCCCAAGCTATCACTATGGGTGGAGCCATTTTATTAATAGTTAATTAATAAAAAAAGATTCTTAAATCATTGGACAGTTCCCTTATAGTAGTTATTCTTTTGATAGATAGAATCATTATTGATCACACATTCATATAAAAATTCATCATATTTCCTTTTGAGAGAATTATTCTTTTGATAAATCGAATAATTATTGATAACACATTCATAGAAAAATTCATCGTATTTTCTTTTGAGAGAGTTATCCATTTTTTTATGGTGTTAATTTAAGAGTTTTTTTATTATAAAAAATCAATTCTGAAAAAAGGAATAGTCCAAATACTGCTTTAGCCAAGAAATCGAGTATTAGATAATATGCATTTTCTGTAGCAAAATCTATCACATTCACTCCGGAGGGACTTAGTATCCAAACAATTGGATATCCAATCCATAAAATGAATAAATAAGTAGCAAGCATTATATAGGGTTCTGATCCTTTTGATTCTTTAAGAATTGATCCATAAAGCAACCATCCAATTCCTATAAGACCCAACCCACTCAATACAAACCATACCCATTTAAAAGGTGATGTTTGAGAGATAGCTGATAATGCTCCAGTAATAATCATATACATATCCAAAAATACAACCATCCAAATAAGTGTCCATCTGGATGGGGAAGAGGGAGGTAATCCAATTGTTATGAGAGAAATTAATAATAAAGGGGTCGTAATAAACCAATCGACGTACCTCGCCAATTGAATAGTCACTCCATTTAGGGTGATTGTTCCCAATCCAAGGTACATAGCTAAATAGGCGGATCCAGCAATAATTGTAACGGGTAAAATAAGGAATAAATGGAATAATCCAATTTTATTCTTTTTTATCGTTCCAAGGATAGCCAATACTATTGTAGAAATTAAAAATAATATAGCTCCAGTCGCTAAAATTGATTGAACTACTAAAGCTGAATCCATTTTTAAAATGAATTGAAAAAAAAATAGGGATTATTTGATAGTAGATAAATTACAATGGCATATCAACCCACATTTGTTTTAAAAAAGGTGGATCCTATTAAAGTGATTGAACAATATAAACAAAATGTATACAAAAATGCTTCTATCCCATTGAATAAAATTAATGTGGAGGCAGCATTTATCCCCTCAATTACGGGTGCATCACAATCATTCAGGGATAAGAATAATTGTTTGATTGTTATTCATACGACGAATAATGAAGCGATTAAATCTCTTCCAACCTATAAGCCTAGATGTTTTTGGTGTATGCAAGATTTGAGTAAGAATATTTCATCTCATGTACCAATCCCAACTGGATTACATATTATTAGGTCTGTAGAAGATGATTCATTGACGTATTATTTTGAAACAAATGCGGGAGGATCTGGAGGGGGTAGTTGTTGTTCATTTGAATGCGCTCTTTCATTTGTAAGAAATTTCAATAATGGGACTGGCTCTGGAACTCGTTCATTCTCGAATGAATCCATAGAAATATTCCTAAAAGCTCTCTACAAATTATGTTACCCTGATAAGGGAGATCTTAGACAAGCTCCAGATTTTAGACTTCTTCAACAATATGCGGGAACAATGACTGTGGATGAATTTATCAATACTAAAAGTGAATTTATCCAACTCCCTAATCTGATACTGAATAGTGTATCGGATCAATTTATGTCTAGTTTAAATAAATAATTGTTTATTAATATAAATATGGATTATATTAATATTTGTTTTACAGCTGTAAAAGCGTATATACATTCATTCATTCGAGGTCCTTCGATTGAAGTAATGGAAGGAACAAAAAATATTGCTAGAATTCCTGTATGGCATCGTGGACGATTAATGGCTGTATATCTCCCGGTAAATGTTTCTGAATTAAATCATGGACCAATTAAATATATTGGTATGGATGGAAATCCTATTGATATTTTACCTGTGAATGGAATTAAAGTTTCTCTGACCCCGGATATGTTTAATGCTCAAACAATTGAAATAACGGATAGTTTAACGGATGAAAGTGTATTCTATGATTGTAATGAATCATTTTCTATTTAGAAGGAAGTCGCATAGAAATTGTTTCTCCATCAATGGTTATCTTCCTCAACATAAATGAGGCAAAATTTGCATCGTATGAATTAGGGTTAAAATAAATACGAATATCATTTTTATTTTTACGTATATCAATTTTTGGATAGTCTTTATGATTGGAATATCGTTTAGTTATTACCAATAATTTTTCTTGTAAATTTTCTATAGAGGGAGGAATTCTTTTAATTACTAGGTAAGTACATTTTTCTTCTTCATTAATTATAGCGGGACTTAGGATAAATCTCCTATCGGATAAATCCACATAATCAGGAAGAGGAACTTCAATCACAGGTGCAATACATGCATCTGCTTCCTCCGCCCAATTAATTTTAAAATCATTGGAGAATGGATCAATAGAATAATCCATGGTAGATCTAGGAATAAAATTTGGATCCTCTTTATACTCTACATTTTTTGTTCCATCAGATTTTAAATTTTGTAACATATTATATACGGATGGATCATCCACCCATAAATACCCAAATCCAATAAATTCATTCATATAATTTTTTCCCAATACATAATGATATGAACAATGAGGGAATGGATTCATCCATTCGATTACTTTTTTATTCACATCCTCAATGGATTGACCTCCTGCTTGAATGCATAAAATATGATTATTTTTAATGAGAGAAGACATATTATTAATTATCTTTAAAAGATAAATTTTTTTAAAATTCACTTCATAAAAAAACTAAAGCTCATGTCTCTATATCTCCCTTTTGATAACTGTGGTCCAGCACCATTCCCTTGCCCTCCATTTGGAGGTCCATGCCCTCCCCCATGTGGACCATGCGGTCCATGCCTTCCAGTCCCTCCACCTTTTAAATGCCAGCCTAATGTCCTTCCTCAAAATGGAAATAATGCTTGGGAAGTTTTCCAAGTTCCTAATAGTGCAGTTAATCCCTATGTTTCTACAGGTCCATTCTACGATGATTATAAATATAACATTATTAATTCATCGGTTGTAACGGTCACATTTGCCGTTGGTGGAGGAGTAACAATTGTAGTCAATACTCAAGCGGTTAAGATCCCAGTTAAAACAATTAATATTGTTGTTTCAGTTTTACAAGTAGATGGAAATGTATATCTCATGCAATATACCGCTACACAGGCTACTAATAACACAGTTGGACAATACTCTGTCCTTGTTCCTAATGTACCCAATCTCCCAGCAAATGGAGGTGTTGCAACTATTTCAATTAATTATACTTGTTAAGTAATAAAATTTTTATCAAATTTACATTATAAAAATGGTTAATGTAAATACAGTATCTTGGTTTGCTATTGGATTATCTGTATTAGCTATTGTAATTGCCGTAATAGCTATAGTTTATTTTATAAAAACAAAAGAAAATATATCAGGTATCCCCGGTCCAGAGGGTCCTCCTGGCCCACAAGGAATAGAAGGTCCAGTCGGTCCTCAAGGACCTGCGAATGGTCCTCCTGGTCCAGTCGGTCCTCAAGGACCTAAAGGTGATCAAGGCTTACAAGGCTTACAAGGACCTGAAGGTCCAGCCGGTCCCCAAGGCCCAGCCGGTCCTCCTGGAGAATCAGGAGCATTTTCTGATAAATTATTAGTAGGATTATTAACAGTATCAACAGGAGCATCGTTTGGAATAAATAGATCTATAAATACTATATTTAATGTATCTACCGAATATGCATCATTTGATATACAAGAAATGGATATTATAGCAGATAATCTATCATTCACTGTTCCAAATGGAATAAAGATACATGAATCTCCTATCATATTTGATTTCATTCAAACGGTCGATCAAAAAAGTTTAGAATGGACCAATGGATTATATATGGATGGTTCTGGAAATATTATAGTTCCACCAACTAAATCATTCTCGGTAAAAAATAATAATAATTCTATTTTATTAAATGTAAATGATAATGAAATAAATATAAATAGGAATATTCCAAATGTCAAAACGACTGTTTTAGGATCCGATCAAGGTTTTGGATGGTATAGTATAGAATTAATTTACCAAGATAAAATACTATGTGCAAGTTTTAGTGATTTATCTTCAAGAACAAAAAATGGTGTAATAGATGATAATTGTTTGTGGGCTATTGATACTGTTAGAAGTATCGTTAGAAATAAAGGTCAAAATAAATGTTTAGATTATAATGGAGGTGCTAATTGGATGCTTAAAGAATGTATAGATGGAAATGATCAAACAAGAGGATTTTATATCCAAGAAGGTGATTTACTAAAATACAGAAATAAAGATTGCTTATATTTCGGTAATACTAATTTCCATGGCGGTTGTAATGGAAATGATCAACAAGAACAAATTACTTTTGTTAAACGCTTATAACAGTTTCATCTCCTGTATAATCAAAATAATATAAATTTGTTTTTGGATCTAATTGAATGGAGGAAGATCCAATTAATTGATTGGGGTTTAATGTTCCCACTTTTTCAGAAGAAACTATCCCGAAGGGGTATACTCGACAAGGAGGGGATTTAAGTAACTCCAAATGAAATTCTGTGATCTCCCCTTCTGGAGAAAGAGTGCATTTTGATGAAGTTAGATAAATTAAATAATCCGTGCATGGAATCCAATGGGTAAAATGGAAATGGTTATAGGTCGTACTAAATACGCCATTTTCATCTACATTAATTTTCATGATGGGCATAGACATTCTTTTTTTTATAAAAAGAATGTTCGTTAGATTTAAACTAAAAATTCTTTAAGCATAGGAAGAAGGGGTTTGATTAATTCCCTCATAGCTTGAGCGAATATCCTTGTCTCATATTGAGTATCTTCATCACATCTTAGACGGAAAAATTTCAATAGATTATTAAGATCCATTTCAAAATATAATTTTGTATATGTTGATTCAGGAAGACAATATCTAGCTATTTCTCGAGACATTCCTGCTTCAATCATTTGATTATAAAGCTTATTTATTTCTTGTAAATGATTTTCCACTTGTTGAATAAGATTTTCTAGTTCAAATTGTTTATAAGGAGGAATTGTTTCTATAGATGAACCTTGATGGTTATTCTTAGATTGGAGACGGGGTGATGGAGTATACCATGGCTTAGTTGGTATACTATCTTTTTGTTGCTTTTCAATGGAAGCATACCTTTGACTAAACATATTGATTTTCGCTGTGCGATGTCTGATAAAATGAATCGCTACAAAAAGAGGGCAAGAAATTTCAAAGACAAAACTCACTGATTCAAAAGGACTAGTATGATTATCCTTGTATAACCTCTTAACTAATCCAGTATCTTGCTCAATACTTTTAATCCCATTCCCAGTTGAAACTCGAGCATTTCGAACAATAGCAAAATCGCATCCTCGTCCTTGAGGAACCATGCGAGGGAGACAATCCACTAATCTGACATATCCTCCTTCTCCAAAAATATTATCAATACGTGTCTTTTTTAATGTAGTAAAAACATCAATATAGTGGGAATCATCCATTTTTTTTCTATTAATTCATTTTAATAAATAATTAATTCAATTGTATAAATAAAAATGAATATTGTTACAGCTATTAATGCATTAAAAACATTAGATACAAATACATTGCATTATTGTGTCCAAAATAAAATTTTAACTAGACCTATTCTTTTTAAGGAATTCGTGTATATTCTTTATTCGAATGTTCCTATTTCAGATGAAACATTAGCTTTATACGCCACTGGACCATTAAGTATATCCAAATATCAGGTAAATCCAGCAAATAATTTTTTGGATGTTTTTTTGAATGAAGATACAGATGAATATTCATTTGAATATTCAGATAGAATGTATGGTGCAGTCCATTTACAGATAAAAGCTGCTTTAGGATTTTATTATCGATTTATGGCTGATCCTGTATTATTTGGACGAATTTACCTTATGGAACCCTTTAAAGCTAGCTTTACTGCTTCTAAAGGAAATAAACCTACATTTTTTGCTTGGTTATTAGCGTATGTAGCTGGATTCGGTAATACAATTACTACATTAACTTTTGAACAACAAATTATTAAAACTATTACAGAAAATAATGGAAATATCCCATTGAATATATTTAATGAAATTGAACAAAGTAAAACAGTTATTATACCGAATGTACTATATTATTTATTCTATTTTAGAGATTTATTACCTAATGCGGTTAAATCAATGAAGGAAATTCTCAATATAAAATCTGTAAGGGAAAAACATAATCTATTAGAGCAAGGATTCTATAATGATTTATTATCAGTTTATCCTGATATAGATGCAGAATTATTAAATCCTATAGATGCAGCGGTAGTTAATCCCAAAAGGATATTTGATGTAAATAAGAAAATTATTATTAATTCAGATCAAATATCTAAAATAGTATTTAGATGTATCGAATTACGGGAATATCAATCATTATGGTATTGGCTTGGTAAATATGAAAATTTAGACGGGAATACTAAACAATTACTATTCAATAATAGCGGATCTAGTTATACATTTCTCCAACAAGCGTATCAATCATTATGGGCGACAAATTCTAATTTAGAATTATGTAAAAGCATTTTCCATCTCGCTCCAGTATCAGATTTAAAATTAATGTTGTATAATAATATTGATTCAACTTTAATGGCTCATGCTATATATAAAAGAGGATTTCTATTGGATGATTCATCCGTCTATCTTTTTGAGAAAAAACCCATATTCAAATTATCCGGGGACCAATTAAGAGATTTTATCTTTCGATTTAGAGGGTCATTGGAGAATGCCTATAAAATAGTTTTTGAAGAAATGGACTATTTAGTTGAAAGTAGTAATACTTTCTGGCTTGGTATGTATTATGGAGATAAAGCATTACTTAAAACGGGAGCATTAAATGTTCGTAGTGAATTATCTAGAACAGATAAACAACAAAGACAGGGAAAATCAATTAATGTAGATGATATAGTATTATTTAGATTTAATGATGTTGTTCCAGTCATACAAACGTATATCCCAAAAAATGTATTAGCTCAACAATATTTATTAGGATACATCAGAAAATTCACTAATACTGTTAATGCGTCATATGATAATAGAATTAAAGGAGCGTATGATAAGGGAAAGAAATATAGTCAGGGAGAAAGAGGTAAAGGAAGAAGACTTATAGCAGAAGATGAAAATGAAGATGAAAATGAACCGTACGATAAACATCGTAGAAGAGATGATATTATCTATGGAAGAGGATTCAGAGGTGGAAGAGGTGGATTTAGAGGTGGAAGAGGTGGATTCAGA